ACTAATTAGTGGAATGTTACATTAGTAAGATTAATACCGTCGACGTAGTCACCAGCATTGCCCAGTGATGAAGCAGTGTTAGTCAACTCTTTGTAACCATAACGTGTCATGAATGATACGACTGGCTCGAAAGTGTTGGGGTCCATGACTGGACCTGTGCTCATCAGTGGTACGTATGGGCAATAGAACGCAGGAGCATCTGTCTCAGATGAACCTTTGTAGCCTACCAATACCATTGTGCCGTCACTTGCATAGTTATCAGCAAATACACGGAGTGTTCCATTCAGTGTACCAACAAACTTAGTGTTAGTTGGAGCTTCGAAACTACCTTCAGTTGTGCGAGCAAATGTTGATGTGCTTGCGCTCTGGAGGATTGTCAGTGCTTCGGGAGAAACAACAACATAGTTACCAGCGCCACGGCGTGTTCTGGCCGCGATTCTGTTAGCTGAACGGTTAATTTCTGTAGCCAGGATAGCATGGCGATCACCAACGTATACTGGGTTGTAAGTACCTGCACCACCACCTGTTACAGTAGCGTTGTTGTAACTGAAGTCCATGAAGTCAACAGTTGTTGTTGCAGGTGTAGCAAGTGCGCGCAGGCTGCCGATGATCTCTTGATCGATTTCAACAACAATTTCCTGAGCAAGTGCTTGCATAATTTCTGCTTCAACGTCAACACCGTGCATGGCTTCTGCGTCCTGTGCAGCTTCGAAGGTCCAGCGAGCTGATAACCTACGAGTCTTGGCTTCCACAGTCTCTTTCAAGATCTGGATGCTCATCTTGTTACCCACAGTACCTTCAGCAGCTGATGTAGCATCTGGCTGACCTGAATACTGAGTAGCAAGAGCAAAAGGACTCAATGCTTCTGTGCCAGCGACAACGCCAGCAGCTGTTTCTGCGTAACGTACACGCAGTGTGTGGATCTGACCCACGGGGCCAGTCATAGGCTGTACACCAACCAACTCGTTAGCGATAACGCTAGGCATTACGCGACGAATCAGAGGCAACATTACCTTATTAAGTGTTGCAATATTACCAGCAGCCGTTGCACCTGCAGTAGCAGTTTCTGTCAAATACTTCTTAGCATTCTCCAGAACAACATCCATAGTACCCTTACGCTGACCTGTGAGGCCTTCTGTAAGCGCTTCTTTAGTGGCTGCCCAGTTGCTTTCAAACAATTTAGCCATTTTAATCTCCTATCAAAGTCCGGCTAACTTACGGATCTCAATGATTTCAGCACTGGTTTCCGTTTCGTTATTTTTAGATTCAGTTAAAACTGTCTCTTCTTTGTTACCAGTTACTTCGCGACTGCTGGTAACCGATTCGTTTAATGCCTTCTTTGCTCTGGGTGCATCTTCACTGATAACACTAGGCAGATACTTTTCAAAAGCACCGTCCAGTTTTTCAGTTTTTACACTTTCCAACAAATCTGACATAATTTCTTTTTTATCACGGCTGAGTGGCTTCATCAACTCATCAAGTTTCTCTTTTCGAGCATACTTGTCCTCAGCTACTCTTAAGCGGCTCTCTGTGAGAGATACAGTCTCCTCACGTTGCTTAATTTTGTCTGAAGCTTCTGCAAGTTGTGATTTCATTTCAGCTAGTGTTTTCTGGAATTGACGAATTTCTTTGGTTTCGTTCAGATACGATGTATTGTACTCTGAAGCAAACGCTTCGAAAATTCGACGTCCAAAGTCATTTTCGCGAGCTGATGTGATGTCATTTTTAAACGTCTGGATTTCTGTAGTCATGGTAGAGTTGATAACTTTCTCAACTTTTTCCGCGGCTTTGGAAATAAAGTCCCTTTTAGTTTCAGCTAGCTGACGCTTGCCTTCACGGACCATTTTAACCTTCTGTTCAACCAATGCTTTCTTGTCTTCGTGAAATTCCACAAGCTCTTCAGCAAGTTGATCAGTAACAAAACCGTCCAACTTGTTGAGGTGCTCTGAAACACGACTACGATCAGCATGGAGTTCCTTGACTTCTTTAGCAACCATTTCAGTTACAAATCGATCCAGGATCTTTGCGTGTTCACTTACAGCTTTGCGATATTTAACTCTTTCTTCTGCCAGGGCCTTCTTGTCCTCTGCTAGTTCAGAAACTTCAGCTTCGACTCGTGTAGAGATAAAGTTATCAACTGCTTCCACAATCAATCCCTTGTCATGCTCATAACGCTGAGCAAACTCTTCACGAAGTTCTGCCGTCATTTCCTCACGGGCTTCGGACAGGCGTGACTCCCAGGCTTCCTGAATGGTTTCACGTGCCTCTTCAGACAAATTAGTTCCTTCCAGGAGTTCGTTAAATGTCACTGCCATTTCTATCTCCTATTACTTGAGATTTAATTCCCTTATAAAAGACTCCATGCCCTTTACAAGGTATTTTTCTGCGCTTTTATCGTGTGTTACTGCGGCGGCTGTTCTGTGAAGAACTGCACCACCGCGCATGTTAAACAAACTCTCATACACCGGCTTAGGATAAGCTTCTGGGGCACTGGGTTGTGCCACAATATCCACTGTTACGCATTCAAAACCCTCAACAATGCCGCTATCGTCCACATTGCCTGAGCCTCTGCTGCTTACACCCAGTTTAGCACCAGCCTTTAACAAAGCTTCTGCTATATTACCCATGGGCGTTTGTATGAGTTTAAGTTTTCCTATACCATTATTACCGTCCATCCACATATCTTCGAT